ATGTGCGTTGTGCTATAGTTCATCAGCCAACTCAAGAGTGCCAGTAATCATGGTGATGGTGCAGGGCAAGGGCTGATTCTGCTGCAAGATGACTTGGCCATTCCTGTCCACTCCCAAGCCTGTCCGCACCACGTCGCCACTAAACAGTGGCGGGGGCTGACCAGCGGGAGAGCTAGTGGAGGACATCTGGCGGAACTCGATCTGGTCAAAGAACTGGACTGGATCACCAAGGTCACGGATGACGCCCACGCTGAGACCTAGAGTGTTCAGCAGGCGGATGACTAGAACCGCCCACTTCCGCCGTAGCCCCTGCGACGAGCCCTTCTGCGTCTTGATCTCGGGGCGCACCGTAACCGCTACGCTGTCGTAATGTAATCCTGCTTCAACCATCATCGCGGGAGTCGGCAAGGTGATCTGGCCACCGGCGACAACCGTTGTCCCCAAGACTGCGCCGTCACCGACGAGATCGACCGTCATGCCATTCAGGTGACTGATGCCGCCGTACACCCTCTGCGCGATGCCCCAAGTTAGCGCGGCATAAGACAGTGCGCCAAATGCCTGCCCCTGGTAGGTGACAGTGTTATCTAGCTTGACCTGCGTCGGGCTGATGTAGTCAACGATCTTAGCGATGCCACTTGGGTTGGCGACGGAGGTTCCCAGCGAGGGGAGCCCATCGCTTACTTTGATGTACCCACCGATCATGTCTGGACGGAACAGGGGCACGAGAGTTGTCGCGACGATGGCGCTACCGCTCTTGGCGCTTAAGGCCAGCGATACCGACTGTGTACCATCAGCAGTAACCGCACAATCTGTGTTCAGGGACTCGTATAGGGGCACAGGTGGGGACTGGAGAGTGTGATAGGGATTACCTTTGTCATCCAAAAACTCAACGAACCTCGTAGTCACTCCGGCGATCTTGCGGGCAACCGAGACCCAAGCTTGGTGCCGATCTCCGTCCGGATGGCGGATGACGGCGACGCTCTCAACGACATCGTGAGGGAGGTTATTGAAAGGGCCATCACCAGTAATAAACTGGAACCACCCGACCACGTTCTCAGTGCGCTCATAGGCGCACCCAAGCATGATCCCGTCTGACCGCACCGCCCACAGAGTTTGGTCAAAGGAAGGCTGAACCTCGTTGTCAATAAGCACTGCTCCCGGTGGGAACAGGTGTTCAGCCAAGATTGTGATGTCAGGGGCATGGAAGGAGTCGGAGCCAGAGTCATACGTTAGCTCACGAATCTTGCGCCGGTTGCGCTCAGTGAATAGGATCGCGTTCGTCACGCGCATGACCAACTCGGCCACGCTACTGCCATAGGTCGTCTGGCCGCGCACAAGAATATTAGTAGGAGTGATAGCAGGAGTAGTCGATGATCCACCGACCGCCTCGTGCTCTGCTCCTACCGTGCCGATCATCAAGTTACGAGACGGACGCATCCACTGGATGACACTCAGCTTGTCAGACGACAGGGCGTAGTTGACTGCGCTGGTGTCCAGGAGCGTCCCATCCGACTTGGAATCGGCCATGTTCTCGAAGTCCCCAATCTGGGACCCGATGAACGAGGTAGGAGTGCCAGGGATGCCGCCCAGCCAGAGACGGGACTGGTGGAATACCCCCGTGCGCGGGTAGCCATTCAGGGCGCCAACCATACCCTCGCGCCACGCCAGCGTCGCTGTGGTGCCATCTAGGACGCCCGCTGCACCATTACTGACAGCAGGCTGAACGACGGCCGTAACATGGTTGGCGTCAGTGAAGCCAATCACCTTTACCCATCCCCAAGCCGCCGAGACCTTAATGCGCCACGACGTGTTGATATGGTTGACACTGAAGATGGGAGCACTAGCAGACAACGTGATTGTGCCCGTGGTGCCGCTAGGAGTGATCGTGATACCAGTCGCAGCTACCAGCGTGGAGACGCCAAGCGCGAAGTATGGTCCGTCAAGGAAGTCAACCTGCGTCAGTGTGAACGCTGACGCCGACGTGCGCTGAAGCTTCTGCACGGGATAGTTCTTGTGGAAGAGATACATCGTATCTGCCTTCTGGGCGGTAGAGACCCCGAAGACATCAGCGATTGGGTAGGGAGTGGCGACTTCAACGGGCGTAAGGGGGCCAGAAGGGGAGAAGACCCGCGTGGTCCCCAAATCTAGGCCTAGCTCTTTGCGGATCGCCTGTCCAGGGTTAGAAGAAAGCCGGTAGTCTGCCTTGGGCAGGGGGGAGACCGCCCGTGCGCCCAACGGGCTTGAGGGCGTCTGGACCAAGAGTTGCCCGTTCAGTGTGAAGAACCGAACGTAGAAGTTCCCGAGTTCAAGAATGTACTCTTGGGAATCGGAGACAGAGAACGAGATCAGGTGAACAGGGCCGTCAGCGGAGTTCTTGACCTTCGCGACGAAGCGCGTTCCTGGTCGCCGTGTGATGCCCCCGTGTGGGATGATGCGGAAGTTCTGGTCCAGCGCCAGTGAGTGCTGGTACTTCTGGAGATCAACGCGCCCAAAGAGGCGCGGGCTGATCTCCCCACCAGTGAAGTTGGACTGGATTGGCTGGGCTTCCATTAGTTCCGCACGTCGAGTAGAGTGGTGTCAGAAAGCTGCGACGGCGTGCCTTCTTGCCCATTGATGCTGCGAGCCTCAGCGAGTGCCATCACGTACAGCTTCCAGCTAGAGTCCATCAGCTTGGGGGAGCCCTTCAGAGGGAGAGCCATCTGCGCTGCCATCCTTGCCGCCAATGCGGTAGTGAACAGCGGGTCATAAGTCGAGATGTCTAGCGCTCGCCCGATGTAGGTGACGAAAAGCTGCTGAGGCGGGCTGGTAGCCACGGAGGGAGCAAAGCGCGTGAAGAGATACCGTCCCTCAATGCGCCAGCTATTCGTGCGCACGCCGTACTGGTCCCAGCGGTCGGGCATGTCAAAGGAAGTGTAGAGGACGCGCAGGCAGTAAGGGGGGTCAGTCACAAGGTCAGTGCCGCCGCCGTTGGGAAGAGTGTAAGCTTGGGTATACTCGAAAGCAGGTAGAGTGGTGATGATCGGGTTGGTACCTGTAGTCTTGGTAGCCGTGGCGAGGGCTGCGCGGAAGGTGGCGAAGTTCCACGGATGCGCCCGCAGAGTAGCGTCACGAGTGAGGGCATAGATCGAGTTACACAGCCGAGCGCGGTCACTGTTATCCGTCAGCGCCGTGATCGGCTGGTCCCCAATCAAGCGAAGGGCATAGGCGCAGATATCGACTTCAGACGTGATCGGGAGAGACATCGTTAGTAACCGTAGCCTTCGCTATTACCCGAGGGATGAACGGGCTCGTTGATATCGTGATCCCCGCGCTTGTCGCCAGACCCACGATTATCGCCTGGCCCACCCTTGCCAAACTTGGTAGATAGCCCACCCGTGTCATGGCCCCAAGAGCCCGCATCATACTCCGCGTTCTTAACCTGCCCCGTCAGCGTCCCAGCCTTCGCGGGCTGGTAGTCTGGCTGCGAGCCAGTAGCAGAGTGGTCCTGATGACCACTCTTGGCCCCTTTGTACATCTCATGTGTAACGTTCTTATCTTCATCGTGGTATGGCATTTAGCATCTCCCTTACTCGTCCCAAACGAAGTAGATATCAGCAATTTGTCCGCCACCGCTTTCCACGATGACGCCAACGCCGTTGGCCACGCCGACTGCATTCCGAATCCCAATATCTCCCATCGTCCAGATGACGTATGAACCAATCTGGGCTGCGAGGGTCGCTCGGTAGCCCAAGTCATCGGTGACGGTTGGGGCCACAGTATGCGTGTTAAAGACCTTGCTCAAGGGAGTTGGGCGGGCGACATCGTAACCGATCTGCGCGCCACCGACTGCGGCACCTTGAGTTCCTGTGGTCGATAGCCTTACCAGACGGACGTTGAAAGCGTTTACGGTCGTGTTGAAGACTCCAACCTCACGCAGGGCGAACGAACTTGCCGCCGCCGAGTAGATTGACATAAGAGGGAGGGTAGTCGAGCCTGCCCCCGCACTAATCGCACCGAGGGAAAACCTTGACATTTATTCCTCCCTTAAGGGACCAGGATGAGAGTGTTGGTGAAGTTGTAAGAGGGACCCGCGCCACCGATGGTGTAGACGAAGCGGATGCGCGACGGGAGCGAGAAGCTGATGCGCACGTTTGCCGTCTCAATCGTGCCAGGGTACACATACAAGAGAGTCTGGGTAACGGTGGTGATTGAGGTAGTGACTGCACCAGGAACGTTGACCCATTGGCTTGACGTAGGGTCCTGCAACTGAAGCTGAGCAGTTAGGGTAGGCGTGCCGCCCGCGACAGTTGTGTTGATGATGCTAATAAGCCCTTTGTACGGAGCCTGAGAGCCCGCCCAGACGTTAATGTTCTTCCCGTTACCGTTAAACGTGACAGCGACAGCGACCGCCGTGTCAATGACGACTTCGGGCGACGAGAGAAGGTTGTAAGGATACGAGGTAGCTGACATTGGTCACTCCAAGGAGGGGGGCAGCGAACCGCCCCCCTCCAGAGTTTCAGGGTTAGTCCACGCAGTAGAGAACAACGAGGTGAATCTTCTTCGCGCCAGTGACCGCCGCAGCAGCCGTAGTCATCACGATTGGAATATACCCAACCGGAGTTCCCACAATGGCCGACGCAGCCGGGATCACAGACGGGATCGCGGTGAAGGCGTCAGTCGGCGTCGGGAAGAGCGTCTGCGATCCTGCCGCCGCCATCGTGGTCGCGGTGCCCCACCGGCCAGAAGTCACACCGTCGTCAAGCGTGGCGGTGACAGCACCAGTTAGCGCCTCGAACGTGAGGAACGAGACAAGGACACGCGCGTTCCACGGCAGGACGTTCATGGCCCACACGGAGCCGGAAGCGTCACCGTTCGTGGTGTAAGTACCGCGCGAGATGCGAACTCGGCCCGCGTAGTCAGAAGCCGGGTTCTTGACTACAGGCTTCGCGTCCCAGGTGAGGGTGGAGAACTGAGTAGAGTTAAACTGTGCCATTTAGCATCTCCTGAGCGAACCGGGCTTCCCTGGCATGCCTCTGCACCAGGGTTAGCCCGCCCAACCTTAGTGAGCCTCGCTGGCACCCTTCTGCATGCCGCCAGAACCGGCAGCTTGCTCCTGATGCACGTCAGACGGGCTCATCCCACGGTCTGCCTTGTGAACGTCTTCAGCGTGAGCGGAGGGCATACCGTAGAAGCCAGTGTCGAACGACGGGGAGACATTCTTAACCGACGAATGGCTCATGCCGTCCTTGCTGTGCTCTAGGCCCCCACTCTTGCCGTAATGCTCTGCGGATGGAGCGTAAGCACCCATTTGCATCCTCCCTTAGTCGTTGCAGTCGATGCCGATAACCTTCTCATCCTCGACGCGCGTCGCCCCGAGAGTGGCGGCAACGTACACCTGGACCGAGTAGGACTTATCAGCACGCTCAGTGATGCGGACCTTTAAATCAGCCGCAATCGCCAGACCCATGCCGTTCTTCGACCAGGCCGGGCACATAGTCACGCTACCGGCGTCCAAGCCAGTCTGCGCGGTAAGCCGGTTGCTGATGAAGAACTTGAAGCCCATGAAGGTGTCGATTTCCCCCTTCACGAGGGCGTGGACCGAGTTGTAGTCCACGTTCTTGACTTCAGTCGTGTTCAGAAGGTCGGTGAGTTGCACCGCCTTGATGGCAATGAACTGCGGGTCATCAGGGTCAACATCGGCAGCGTTCAGAAGCTGCCGCGCCGTGATGAGTTTCGCGAGGTTCATGCCCGCGCCCGCATGGGCGATGACGTTACCAGAAGGGAACGCGAGCGACGTGGAGCCGTCAACGCCAGTGAAGCTATTGCCCCACAGAGCGGCGATGACTTCATCGTCGATTGAGCGTCCGACCGCCCAGGCAGCAGCCTGTGCATACTCGGACTCAGGGTTAATCAGGATGCGAACCTTATCCTCTTTGTCCACAAGATCAGCCCACTCGTAGTCAACCAGGGTGACCATACGCCGACTGTGGTCGGAGTCGATCAACGGGGTATCAGACGCGCGAGACAGCTTCTTGACGGCAGCAGTCTTGCCCAACCGCTCGAAGAAGTAGCGGTCAGCGGTGACATCACCGGCCATGCGAACCTTGTCGCGGAACCGGCTGCCCTTCTGCTGCGACAGGAGGATCACGTTCGCCGTGTACTGCCGGATGAAGGCTTGCGTGATATTAACGGACATTGCTATCCTCTGTCGTTCAGAACGTTATCGGCGAACAGTCGGCGGTTGCCCTCAGTGAGGACCGTCTATTGTGCTGTCTCTCCAGCAGTCTTGCAGGACGCTTTCGCGCTCCCCTGCTGATCGGCGCTCTCGGCTTACAGGCTTTGAGCGCTTAGTCGTTCTGTTCGATCCTCGTGTGGGCGTTCTTCCCAGCCGAGGGAGCAACGGTGCAACGGAGCCGGTACATCAGTCCTTTGGTACCAGCAAACTGCGTGCGTACTTGGTCAGTATTGTACGTGGTGTCAACAATCCACGTCCCGGCCTCAGTCTTATTCGGCTGGTCAATGTGCTCAAGGGCGTAGGTACCACCATTGACAGTGAGGGTAATGTAAAGCTTACCCGAGACGTTCACGTTGTAGCCAAGATTGATGACTGCGCCGACACGATCCATTGAGACCGACTGGCTTCCCATCTCACGCCTCCGGATAGGCTACCTTGTATAGCCCACTCATCTCTGCCAGAGCATTCTTATGGCCGGGATTCTGCGCATCCCAATACGGATGGGACTTGTCGCCCAGGATGGACTCGATGCGATCTTTGGCCTCCGATGGGCCAGACGAGCCCTCGATGTCACCTTCCATGTAACCTTCAGAAGACAAGATGTTCCCCACCTTCGCGAAGGCTTTGATGAGAGCGGGATGGTTGCCCAACCCGGTATCATCAAGGAACTTGAGCAAGTCCTTGCCGCCAGATTCGATGACAGCGCGGGCAGCGAGACCGACATTGCGGTCGAACGCTGGCCCCCATTCCTCGCGCAGGGAGGCTTCGGTGCTCTTGCGCATCTCAACAAGCTGAGCGCTATTGGCCCCGACGACGCCCTGATAGTGGTCGATCATCGCTTGCGCCTGCTTCCCGGACAAGCCAGCTTTGTAAGCTGCCGCCTTGAAAGCCTTGACATCGGACTCGGGAAGGAAGCGCTCGACTTCCTTCGCGACCTTGATCTCGTACTTGTCGGCGTCAGCGGGACGACCAAGCTTGCCGAAGATATCGCCCCAAGCCTTCTCTTGCTCTTCGGGCTTCATCTTGTCATTGGGGAGGCGGATTGACCCGCCCACGAACTTCTGCCCCTCAACGTATCCTTTGGCGAGCGAGGGGATATCCTTGATCGCCGCCAGCGATGGGTCCTTCGCGAGAACCGGGTCCAATCCAGCCCGCCAGTCAGCGACCTGATTGCCCTCGGGCTTAGCGGACCCGTCATCGGCTGGCAGGTTACCCGCGTCCTTTGGATCAGCCATTGTCATTCTCCAGTATGTCTTCTAGTTTGGTATCGAGCATGAATTGGATTCGGACAGGCACGCTGCGCTGTCCCTCTTTGTAGGCGGTCTCGTAAGGATCGCCCTTCGTGTGAGATACCCGCTTCTGCCACGCCTTGACCATATCGTCAAGAACTACCTTACCCGCGCCGGAGCTAAATACCTCTTTGTACGCGGCAACGATCTTGGCGTGTTCACTAACCGGCTTGGCCACCAAGTTCCTTCACTCCTGGCAACGAGCTAAGTCCCTTCACGGCCGGTCCAACCGCCTTGAGGGCTTCAGTCTGCTGCTTGGCGTCGATCATTTGCTTCTGCTGCGCTGCGCGAGCATCGCGGAGCGTCTTGACCTGACCCATCGACCGGAGGGCCTGCGGGGGAACGCCGTTGCGCTCGACCAGCAAACGGGCGATCCAGTCAGTGTCTAGGTTATCCTTCACATTGGGATCAAGCTGGAAAAGAGCCGTTAGGTCTTGCAACGAGCGCTCTACCGCTTGGACATCTGTCGCTCTCTGCGCGCGAGCCAGCGGACCTTCATACTCAATATCCACGGGCTCCATGCCACCGCCGCCGCTAACGAGTACGCCAGGAGGCTGAGGAAGCGCCCCTCGCTTGAGCATCTGGAAGAAGGCACGCTGAACAAGAGGATTTAGTAGCTCAACTGTGATGCGACCGAGAGTGGGACCAAGAAACCGCTGCATGAGTTCATAACGCCTCTCGACCTCCGTTGCAGTCATTACCTGACCTTCAGGAAGCTGCAACTGTTGGTTGTAGAAAATCTGCTTGATGCTCTCCCGCTTCTGGTCACTCTTGACCTGATTAACGTCGAAGCGCTGGGCAGTCTCAAGGGGCTTGATCGCTTCCATGTCGCGAGCCGTAATGACATCAGATGGGGAGGTTTTGATGCGCCCGATCACGCCGTCGTCGCGAGTAACGAGAGGGGGATCAATGTTCTTAGCCCACGCGCGAAGAGTGAGTTCCTCGGCCTTGTTAAGCGTCTTGATGTCGGGGAGAGCAGTATCACCTGGCCCGCGCCCGTACATCTCGTTGATCGCCTTTGTCCAGCGGGGCACCATGTAGGGGAAGTAGTCCATCCCACCTACTTCCAGCATATGCTTTCCGTACTGTCCACCGATGTCTCCCGCAGGACCAGCACCACCATAGGTGAAGTAAATCGAGGCAAAGGGAAGAGTACCTCGATACCCCGGATCGTGCATTCCCTCACGAGGGTAAACGGCATGAACGATGTATATGCGCTTGTCTGGGTCATCTTCCGCCGCCTTGCAAATCTTCGGACCACAAGTGTCGGGCCAACGAAGATATGCGGAACGAGCGGTCATAGCGACAGAGCGGAACACGGTGTCTACTAGGCCGTCCTTGTTTTCGCTGATAGTCCAACGCCCGATCTGAACATAGTGGAAGCGGAAGCCACCAAACTCAGCTTGATCGGGATTGGCTTCCTCCATGTACATGCAGGCGTTGCCGAAGCAGCCAAGGTCAAGGTAGACTTCTTGCAACTCACTGTTGAGGTTACTTTGGCGGAACGCGAGGTACATACGGTCAGCGACTTCATCTAGCCACTCAGCGACTTGCTTGTTATCGTTCAAGTCCTGCTTGCGGGTCTTCAGACGGAACCATTTGAAAGCATCCGAAGTGAGCGCACCTTGTAAGGATGCAGCAAGCAATTCGTTCGCGACAATAGCCGTTGAGTCGAAGAGACGCTGCGTCAAGCGGGCACCTTCCTGTGTCCGCTGGGTAATCGTACCCTTGCGCGGCATCACAAGATCGGCTAGATCCTGCCACACTGGCTCCCATAGATACCTCGTTTCCTTTAAGCGGTCATACCGCTTGCATAGCTTCGTCAGCAGCGCCTCGCTGCCAATACCTGTCCCAGAACTCAAGTCGCGCTGCTTGGAGTAAGCCATTACCGCCCCATCTTGCCAAGAATAGTGGAAGACATATCAAGGTTGGGAGTTAGCTTGGTCCCGAAGACAGTGTTGCTCTTGCCCAGGATTGACCCCGATGACTTCTTCTCCTTCTTTGACATCGTGCTGGGGTCCATCGCAGGTACGGACTCACTCATGTTTAGCCCGAGAGCGCTGAGCCCTGTCATGTCAATCCCCCAGATACTTAGCGAATAGAGACGGGTATCCCTGACTCAGGTCAGCAGTAAGCCCAGGCTGGCTCACGTTGGCTCCAGAGACGCCACGCCCACCCGTCAGAAGAGTGCCACCCATGTTGGGAGTGGCAAGGTTCTGCGCAGCGGTAGTAGAAGAAGCCTGCGCGGAAGGCCCGCCCTTGTCGTCGGGAGGCGAAGTCGTTGAGGGGGCCGGGGGGACTACTGGAGCAGCGATGGGCTGCGGGGCTTTGGGCGCGGAAATGCGGAGACTCATACAAGACCTTTCTTACTAAGGGCTCCCATCGTCTTCTCCCAGCGCGTCACCGGGTCGATGCGGTATTGGAGGTTAGATATCTTTAGCGCCCCAACTTGGGCGAGGCATTCACTACGCAGCTTGGAGATGTCATTGCCAACCACTGTCGCCACACCAAGTAATCCGTCTCTACCCGCGCATTCAGGTCCGTCACTACCCATCCGTACATCTGTGACATCAAGGTTAAGCACCTTCTTGTCTAGAGGGTAGCCAAGTAGCTTCTTGGCGTCAGGAGAGTGCTCGTCAGGGTAAGGCGGCACTGAGAAGCGGAGCGTCAAAGCCATAGCGGGGAGGAACTCCCACGCCGGGAGGGCGCCGTAGGCGAAGGCTTCAAGCTGCCCCGGAAGTGTCGGCCCCAGCAGGCGGAAGAGGGCGTCGCTGGCGTCGAAGCCGAGTCTGGCTGTCCACTCCAGTCCCAAGGGTCCCTTCTCAGTGACGATCATGTTGAGATCAAGGGAGCCAACGTAGTCTTCATCACGCAGGGTGTCTTCAAGCTTGAGGAGTTCCGCACACAGGGGGCCGTCATAAGGGAAGATCACGCAGCTTTCGCAGCCTGTTCGCGGTCCCTTGTCCCCAGCCATCAGCTTCTTTTCCTCAATCGTGGCGTTGAACGGGAAGACGAAGCGCTGCCCGTCGAACCAACCTTCAATGCTGATCTCTGCGCCTTCCGCTTTCTTCTGAAGCTCGACCCCGTGTACCTTAGCATTAGAACCACTAAACCAATGTAGATAGCGAGAGAGATACTCGCTCGATCCATTCGCTGTGGAACTGTTACCAAGGTCTCCATCAACTTTGACAAACCACTCACCGTCTTGATCCTCCAAGAAACTGACTGCCTTCGCGATAGTAGGGAAGTAGTGATCCTCGGGAGTCGCGATCCCGTGCTCCTTCATGATCCGAATGCCGTCACGACGAGACTTACCCAATAGCTTATCGTAAGGGTTACCGCCCACGACGGCAAAACCACGATTGCGGTAATCGCTGCCCACGTCTCCCTTTCCGGTGCAGTCGAGGATAACAATGCTGCCGCGAGGAGGATTCGGATTGGAAGAAACATCAACCAGCCCTTCACCGATATGCTCTCCCTCGTCCTCGTCAGTGTAGAGGATAGATGCGCCCCCATTCGCATCGACCATGCGGGCCAAGGGTAGCGTATCGCCCCACTCACTCCAGAAGAAGATCACTTCGCGGAGTCTTTCTTCTCAGCCTGAAACTTGGCCAACTCTTCGGCCAGCAATTCAGCGTTAGATTGTGCCATCGCGAACTTGATCGCGAGATCACCAATGATCTCACGGAGGATAACATCAGGTTGTCTAGCAGGCATCAAATATCTCCTATGCACTTGGGACCATCAAGAAGGTCATGGCCGGTTTGAGAGTAGATGAGGCGTTATTCATGGTCGCGGTCGCAGCAGAAGTCTTCCACTGAAGCTTGACAGTATGTGAAGCCCCATCACCAGTAATTGCCCAGGTGAGCCCCATATGCTCGCGGTCTCCCGCGACTGCTGCTTCAATAACCTCCTCAATCACGGTTGCGCCATCAAAGAGTGATAGGCCAATCGTCGCGGCAAGCGTACTATGTTTTATCGAACAAGCGGCGTTGATAAGCAGCTTGAACCCGTTTGGAATCGTGACAGTAAACGCGAGATTCGTCCCATCAACATCGACGTAAGACGCGCTCGCCGTAGTGTAGTCGCCTGCGCCAGTTCCAGACTTAAGCGTGACAGCAGCAATCGGAGTACCGTTAACTTGATACCCCTGCGCACCGGCAATATTTATCTTGCCCGCACCGGGATCGCCGCCAGTAGGTGAACCGATGTTGAGACCACCGCCAGAGAATAGACTAAGTACTGTCGTTCCGCCTGTGATGCCTCCACCAGTCTTTAAGACCAGCGTACCGCTACCTGATGCGAAGCCGATAGCACCTTTATGCCCAGAGCCTGACTGCGTGAACGTTAGGAAGTTATCAGTAGTACTATTGATACTGAGGGAACCTGCGTTAGTATCCGGAGATGCAGTGATCGAGACGGGACAGGCCGGAGTAGATGGTGCCGCGATGCCGAATCGTGTACTCCCCGCAGCAACTAGTAGCGCAGCATTATTTGTCGCCCCGCTTGGCGCTCCAGCAACATACAGGCTCGCGGCATCGGTTGTGACGCCGCCACCCGCTGTGGTCAGGGTGAAGGCGGCGACGCGAACACCGGCCATGACGGCATGGGTTCCACTTGCCGCTTCAACGAGCGTAGGGTTGATAGAGAGACCATAGCCGTCCGCTCCTACGGCTGGGTTGATCGTGGAGTCAATGTGAAGACCGGCTCCTGCACCAGCGCCCTGAGGAATATTCCCCGATAGATAGAGACCGAAGCCAGTAAGCGGAGTCGTACCAATAGCGTGAGGGCCGGGAAGATTAAACCTAATCCGCCCCGCGCTACCGCCTGATCCAATGCTGAAGTATTCAGTTACGGCACCTGCGTCCCATTCTCCCGTGCCAATCCCAAGCTTGATGCCTGCGCCAGCGCTAATCTGTAGCGTGCCACTGACATTCTTATTGCTCAGATTAAGCGAGTAACCCCCGAGCGCGGCAGCGGTCCCCATATCAAGGTCCCAGGTCCCGTCGTCGCCGGTCTGCCAGCCAATGCCGACAACGGTGTTCGCGCTCGCGTTACGGGCGACCGCTATACCGCCTACAAGCTGACCTGGAGTATTCGCCGTTCGTGAGTTTACTCGAAACTGCGCGGTCCCCGCGACATCACTCCTAAACTGGAAATCTACGTTATCTAAACTACCTCCAAGTGGAACAATACTAAACGGCGAACTCTGCGCACTGAGCGGCGTCTTTAAAGTACCGTCGGCATTGTGGGCAATGTTAAGCCATGCAACAAGCGCGGAGCCCCAAGGAGACGTGACACCGTGAACAGGTTGGTTAGCCATTAGTAGCTCCCAAATCCAAAGACTCCATTACCGAACACGCCGTCTCCGAAGGGGAGTCCTTTGCCACCTTCGTTATGTCCACGGAAGCGAGTAGGCTGCGATATGACGGCATCGGGCGGTTGTCCTGAGCCACCAGTGCGCGCCCACCACTCCGAACACGACCCGCAGATGTAATCGCCCGTCTCATAGTTAAATGCGACCCACAGTCTTGTAACTCCGCAATTAGCGCAAAGCTGAGACGTGCCAACAGCAGCCGGAAGGAACGCAAACGCGGGCGGGGCGTAGGCATTGAATGGATTTACCTTAGTGTCGGGATTTAGGGCCATTAGTCGAATACCTCGTAAGCAGCTTGGTACTCATGCCAGTCACGCCCCATTAGGCTACAGAGAACGTGCTCGATCACTTCTCCCGCTTCGTGCTGGTCGTGGTAGGGAGCCAGAGGGTCGCAGCCGGGTTCGGTATTCCCCGAGCCCCGCTTCGGCTTCCATTTCTTGTCCCATGCATCCACTTTCGATGGTGTAATCCCATTCATTTTGCACAGCCACGCCTCCGTCATCTCGTGCATGGCGCAAAGCCACTCGGCGTCGGGATCGCCCATGTTACTGATGTAGAGATCGAGGGAGCCGTCAGGTCGCCACACCCAATCGCCAACAGTCTGGTAACGCTGGTCCTTGTGGTCAATGACGGTGATACGGATTTGAGAAAACATTAAGTCCTCTTGAAGGGGTCCCAGCCATCGTCAGCCCTCTCTTGTCGTGGCCCCATCTCTATCTCTGGGGCGCGGGAGCCTCGGGCTCCGGTGCGGAAAGCGTCAGCAGCGTGAGAAGACCAATCGTGAACAGGTTGTTTGGAGAAAACGCCCCGTAGCTCGTCGCGTTGCTTATGGTAGCTTGTGAGAGCACTGATTCCTCGTTCACACTTGTTCTCGTCAAAGTAGCATTGGGAGAACATCATGCGGGAGGCTTGAATCCCATCCATGATGTTGTAATCCTTGGGGGCAACTCTGATAGGACGAATCCCAATCTTCGTTGCAGTCTCTAGTCGCGTCTTGCCAGTGCCCAACTCCCGCACGCTGATATCATGGGGCATGATGTGGAAGGAGTAGTGATAAGGCTTGTCGGCCAGCAGCTTCTTGTAGAAGGGGAAGCCCTCCCCGCTGTGCTCATCGTAGTCAATCAATCTGATCTCACCGCGCGTGCGCTGGACGTACCAGATCGACATAGAGTCGTCAATGCCCAAGTCCCACCACGTTTCCACCGGAAGCATCCCATCCCAGGGAACCCTACTGATGCGCCCATCGGCATAAGCCAACTCTATTTGTTTGGCGTAGTAGGCCCCGGAGACGGCCCCCGTGAAGGAGCAGTAGTACTCGCGCGCAACGTCATCCTCGTCAATCGTTCCCACCCTCACATCGGCTGCGATATCATCAGTGCTGAAAAGCCCCGTTTCCCGGATTGTCAAGAGACTGGAATACCACTCGGGACCAGCCTTACGGTCGGTAGCAGCAATGTGTAGCTTGTAGGCGTGATTGCGCCCGTTTGGCGTATACACATAAACTGCCCAGCCGTCGTTCTCCCGCAGAATGGGCTGAACGACCTTTGCGGCAGCAGGGTCCTGGTACGAGAACTCGCTGAAGACGCATCCAACGGGATTGGACCCGCGAATGGAGTCGTAGCGGTCCGTGCCGACAATCTGGATGATCGACTGGCCCCCGTTCTGGTTCTTGACCTTCAACTGCATCTCGGTCTCATTCTTGGAGACCAAGCACTCTGCCGGGATATGGGCCAGGAAGGGGGTACCCTCCCTATCGGAGGCATCCCACAAGTCCTTCTTGCCCTGAGCGTAAGTGGGGAAGAAGTAGAAGTAGGTGCCGGGGCGGAGGCAGATGGCGCTGAAGATCATCCAGTTCCATGCAGTCTTGTCTTTCCCCGCTCTCCTATGCCATACCAGGTCAGCCCGCTTCCTGAGCCCCCCAGAGCCCCCCATGTGCTCCCAGAAGGCTTCCTGGTAGGGGCGGGGGGTGTAGAGGTGGGGCAGAATCACGCTGGGCATTACTTCAAAACAATTCTTTTGGCAGAGCGCGCTGGCAGCGTCAGCATTATCAGCTAGTTACGCGGCAGGTAGGCCGAAATGCCGCGATACCCCCCTTATAGAGGATGGTTAATACTTTTTCTCCGAGAGGGGGGAGAAAAGTATTCTTTTGGACTTTGATCCTCGTTTGGAAGCTTTTGATCATGTATGTTAGCTAGTTAGAGTAAATAATAGTATTAACCCCCCCTTTATAAGGGGGGTAGCGCTGTCACAGCTTCTTGAGGGCCTCAGCCTTAAGCTTCTCGGCAGCAGCATACGCCCGCTTACTTAGAACTAGCCCAGCTACGCCTCCACAGAGCATGCCAGCTAGGAAGCCACCAGCGACCAGCCCAACGTGCAGTAGAACCATAACCATAACACAGTCTCCTTAATTAGTACTAGCTAGTACTAGCTGGGGCCTCGGGCACCTCAGCCACCTCGACTTCTGAAACAACCTCTTTGACAACCACTCGCTTGGGAATCATGCGCAGGGCCGCGATTGACCCAGGCTGGCCATACCGCTCAGCCCGAATTTCGCCATTCTTTAGCTTAACTTGCCCGTCAGGGTAGCGGCTACTTCTATCACATTCACTGTCACGGTAACTTGGGGCTGGC